GACTGGTGGCGGTACTTCAGGCGCGGTCACACTTGCAATTGACACAAGCCCCACAATTGCAGGGACGATCAACGCGACGGGTGACATAAATCTTTCGGCAACAAATGCACCAGGCAGCATCATTGACCAATTCACACTGATTCTAATGAACGCACTCTAAGAAAAGGAGATAACAAATGGCAACATCAGCAAAACCCCTATTTAGGGGTGCAGCGACAACATCAACAGGGACAACGCTTTACACCGTGCCTGCTTCAACAACCACCGTGGTCAGCAACATTGCAATCACAAACACAGCTGCTAGTGCTGCAACATTTACATTGGGACTAGCAAGCGTCGCACTTCAGACAACATCAGCAATTGCAGCAAATTCAACAATTTACATTGACTTAAAGCAAGCGTTAACAGCAACGCAAACGATCACTGGTGGGGCAAGCGCGACCACAGTTTCGTTTCACATTTCAGGCGTGGAGGTTTCGTAATGGGATCATCAACAGTTCCTGCTGCTAGTGCAGCGGGAAAAACACGTTTTGCCCTGACGCTTACATCAGGAACATCATGGACAGTCCCAACAGGTGTGACGTACGTGAACGTTCAATTACAGGGTGGCGGGGCTGGGGCTTATTCCAGCACATCAACTAACAGTTCACAAAATGCCAGTGCTGGTCAAATGATTTCGTCAACACTTACAACCACACCAGGTGCGTCAATAACATACGCAATCGGTGCGGGTGGTACGGCTGGAAACGGCGGAACGGCAGCGGGCGCAGGTGGAACAACCACATTCACAGGTGCAACATCAGCGCTTGGTGGCAACAATGCAACTGCTGGTCAAGCGGGAACATCAGCGGCGGGTTTTCCAAATGGTGGTCGTCAAAATTCAAACACTATGGCGTCGGGTAATCCTGGCGGTGCTGGAAAAATTGAAGTGGAGTATTGGCTATGAAAATTTATGCAGTTATTGAAAATCAAAAGGTTGTCAACATCATTGTCGGTGTTGAGGACGAAGTATTGGAAGCAAATCCAGAAAAATACATTGAATTTACAAACGGCTGGACTTATCCTGACGGTATTGACGGCGGTGTTTTTTTTCCAAAGGAAACACCGTTAAGCAATGAGTAATTATCCAGTCAACACAAGCGCACGACTGATCGAAGTCGCCGCAGCTGAAGTCGGCACAATTGAGGAAGGCGACAACCTCACCAAATACGGCAAATTTACAAAGGCTGACGGTTTGCCATGGTGCGGAAGTTTTGTCAATTGGTGTGCAGCACAGGCAGGCGTCAAGATTCACAGCGTTGTTGGCACTGCAATTGGCGCGCATAAATTCAAGGAAATCAACCGCTGGTCAAACATTCCACAATTGGGTTACATAGCCTTCATGGATTTTCCAAACGATTCGTTAGACCGCATTTCACACGTTGGCATTGTTGTTGGCTTAATTGACGACAAGCAGTGCATAACAATTGAAGGCAATACCAGCGGCACAGGCGACCAACGCAACGGTGGCATGGTCATGGTCAAAATTCGAAACGTTGGCAAAGAAATTGTCGGATTTGGTATTCCAAAATTTGCCCCATACCAAGGCGAATACCCAGTCGTTGAAATGCCAAAGGTGGCAGCAAAACCAACAAAGGAGACAAAAAAATGGACAAAGCCAAAGCCCTAGCCGCGTCATGGGCGCGGTCATTCATGGCAGCAGCCCTAGCCCTTTACATGGCGGGCGTGACTGATCCAAAGACGCTTGCAATGGCAGGCGTTGCAGCGGTTGCACCAGTGATTTTGCGCTGGTTAAACCCTAGCGACAAGAGTTTCGGGTTAACGGGGAAGTAGCCCGAAAAGCCGCAGCGGTAGCCTTAGCACTGGGGTCAGTGTTGGGGCTATCGTCTTGTGGTTATCAGGGTTGGATTCGTTATGAGTGCCAAGAATACGAAAACTGGTCAAAACCAGAATGTCAAAAACCGCAATGCCTCCCGACTGGAACATGCACTGACGACATACTTGGAATTGAATCGGAATAAACCAGCACGTCGCAAAACGCCTGAGGAAATCCACGCCCAGCTGATTTTAATTATTGGATCAACACTGGCATTGGTTTTTCTTATTGTAACTTTAGGAATTACTTACGCGCTAATTTTTGTGACCCAGCCAATTGGCAACCAAGCCCCTAACGACGCAGCGTTTATTGACCTATTGAAAACGTTGGCGATTTTCTTGACTGGATCACTGGGCGGCGTACTGGCAGGCAATGGACTGAAATCTAAGCCTAAGCCCACAGACACGCCGACAAACACGCAAGGTTCTTGACCGCGCGGCGATCATGCTTCACCCTTGGTTCAGGTGGTAGTCCTACCACCAAGAATCGGGAGAAATGAAAATGGTACTTGACTTAACTGACCCAGCCACATTGGGTCGTTTGACGCTGCTGATGATCTTGCTAGTTATGGCAGCAGCAGTGGGTTATGCAAAAGGCTTCAAAGACGGTCACCGCGAAGGCTGGGCTAGACGACGTGCATTTGATCGTCATGTCTCACGTAAGGCGGTCAAATAATGGGTTTCCTGGATAACTACGAAGCAAGCCTGGCACGTTTGACCCGCTGGAATACAACCTATCCAATGGGCAGGATTGAAACACGAATTGTTGAATTCAGTGCTGAAAAGGGATACGTACTTGTTGAAGCAAAAGCGTATCGCCACTATGACGACATTGTGCCAGCAGGTACGGATTTTGCTTACGGGTTCGTAAGTGCTTACCAGCCAAACATGAAACGTTGGTTTGTTGAGGACACAGTAACCAGTGCGATTATGCGCGTTCAACAATTGGTCATGGGCGGGGCTGAACGATCAACCCGCGAAGTCATGGAACAGGTTGAAAAAACCACAGCAAAGGTTGCAAATGCTGAAGCAGATCACGATTACTGGACGACCAAATTTGGTGACGTGCCTAGTTACAAATCAGCTAGTGAAGCCGAAAATTCTGGGGTTCCTTCCTTCGGATCAAGCCTTGACGAAATTGCAAAACAATTGGGCGGCACATTGGTTGAGGAAGCACCGCAATGCAAACATGGTCACATGGTTTGGAAGCGATCACATGACGGCGCACCAAAAACATGGGCTGGTTATTTCTGCACTGAACGCACAAAGGCAACCCAATGCACCCCGCGTTGGTACGTGTTAAGCAGCGACGGCAAATTTAAGCCGCAGGTGTAAACATGGCAGACTTCGTGGAGATTATCTATCCGCAATCTATGACCGCAAAACTATTGGAAAATGGTGAAGTGGTTGCAGAATACAAAATCGAACAATGCGATAAGTGTTCGAAACTGAAAAAATGGGACGCGTTTGGATACCAAACTGGATACGACTTACGCGAAAAGGTCATTTGGTTTTGCGCGGTGTGCAGATGAAAATGACACTGACAAGGGCTGAGGAATTTACGTGCCACAAAGCAGCATTGGAAATGGCAAAATCAAACACTGACTATTGGCAAACCCGTGAAGGCGGCTATTCAATGGACAAATGCCTGCACGATCTAATCGCACAAGACGCACAAAGCATTGGCAGCGAATGGGTTGTGGCAAAATACTTAGGAATTGAATTTGACCCTTTTGAATTTAAAGGCAAATTTAAGGCAGACGTTGGCAGTAATTTCGAAGTGCGTTGGACAAAGTACGTTGCAGGTCATTTGGTCGTCCACGAATACGACCGTGACAAGGACGTTGCAATTTTGGTCACTGGTGAATCACCGAACTATTTCATTGCGGGTTGGATTCCCGTATCTATGGCAAAACGCACAAAATACCGTCATTCCAAGCAGCCTAATTGGTGGGTGACACAGATCAACCTGCAACCAATTGAAAATTTAAGGAGATCAACCTATGGAAACACTGCAATTTGAATGTCGCAAATGCAAAAAGGTAACAAAGCAGCTGATTCACAAAATAACCGATTTACTGCCACCCAATGTCGAAACTATTCAATGCACAATATGCAGTTGTATGACAGTTGCACAGATAGGGGATTCAAATGCCAATCTATGAATTTGCATGCCAGGTGTGCCAAATCCGTGTTGAGGTGGATAAGTCAATCCATGAGGAACGCTACGCACAATGCTGCGGGCGACCAATGAACAGAATCTATTCAGCACCAGGCGTTTCATTCAAGGGAAAAGGCTGGGGTGGACAATGAATAGTTATCCACAGGGGTTATCCACAGGGGTGCAAAACCTGTGGGACACGCCCAAGCCCATGCGTAAAGTTGACGGGTATTTGCATGGGGGGTGTACGCTGGACGCATACAGTCAACACCCCGAATTTAGGGATTTAGACAAGAATGAAGTTCTTTCAGTTATCTTGAAAAGAAAAAAGATAAATAAAAAAAGACTTCGTTTGTTGCTGTTAATCACTAGCGTGTTCGCAACGATAGGTGCAAGCCCTGTCAATGCAGCTGCTTATTCAGTAGATCACTTAAAGTTGTACGCGCACCAAAAGATAGTGAATTACAATGAGTTTGTTTGTTTTCATAAGATCATCACAAAAGAAAATTCTCAGTGGTCACATAAGGCGCGTAATGGTTCGCACTATGGGCTAGGTCAAATGCGATCAACCTGGTATCGCGATCTTGATCCATACAAACAGATAGACGCAACCATTGCCTACATCAAGAAGCGTTATGGTACGAATTGTAAAGCGTGGGCATTTCATGGAAAGCATGGGTGGTACTAGTGGCAAGCGCACTGAAGGACAACGGGTCAACAGCAAAGTGGCGCAAGATTAGACAGCGCATTTTGCAACGTGACGGGCATACGTGCCAGGCTTGTGGCATGGAAGGTAATTCAGTGGATCACATAGTCCCAAGAAGCATGGGAGGTGGTGATGACGACTGGAATCTGCAAACCTTGTGCATTTCATGCAATAGTGCGAAGGGGGGTAGGTTTTTTAGCACGTCTACTACAC